ATAGCCATTAGAACCCCGCCAAACGCAAGTCAATAGATGCGGATTGTAGTGAATAATATACGGGGTCACTGGTAGATAAGCGAATAATCAGATCATCAAACTGTAGCATTCTATCCCATTTAACCTTGATATTAGTCTGACCCTGCCTGCCTACTTTCGCCCACGTACCTGTAGCCCATGAGTCACCGCCATCGATTGAGTATTCGATCATTATCCGAGGGTTTTCGCCTTGACCAGATATAAGACCGACGCCTTTTTTCATAATCAATTCAAAGGACGACATCTCTAATCGCTTGCCGGGCTGTCCGATCATCCCGCCGTGAATAGACCCCCGACATCTCTAATCGCTTGCCGGGCTGTCCGATCATCCCGCCGTGAATAGACCCCACTGTCCTGATTCGGTGAATGGTTTCTGTGTTGTTTGTGTAGGCATTGATGTCTAATTTGTACAAATCACCCGTAATACGATCGGCCAGCAAGTGTTTGTTGTATACAAACATATGTGACGTGGAGTTATATTCACCTCTATCCAAGTTTGACGATAGGTTAAACCATCCATCCTGTCCCAATCCTTCCGAGTAACACCACGTTTTATCTTCGGTAGGGAAGGTTAATAAATAGAAGTTCTGGCCCTCAATTCTAAACGTAAAGCCTACAGCATCAGACGTGACTGTGTAGTTCTCTATGGCGTGAGCCATGGTGATAGTACTAATAGGCTTAGCCTGTCCTGATATGGCTTGGTGGACGCTTAAATCATCGCCTAGCCAGTATACGAAATCATCCGTATTAGCTACTGAGTGCAACGCCTGAAGCCCTACCTTCTCAATGCTGCGCCCTGTCACCGGATCAAGAGGCGGCTTACTAGCTCCATTATTCCAATACAGCGGAACAGTGCGCTCAGTGAACATATAAATCTGGTCTTCAAAGGAATAGGCGTGTATTAGCTTGCCCGGGTCATCTTCAACTTTACCTGCATTCAATCCTGACGCAGTAGTACCGTCGCCAACATTAGATACAACGAAATCAACTCCCGCATCAATATCAACATTGGTATAAATAAACTTGTTATTTAAGAAGGTAACAGCTGTCGACCCCACAATATTGACATCTGCAACAGCTACTAATACCTGTGCTGCCTGAGTGTATTGCCACACATTTCCTTCAGAACAGATAATAAGGTTTCTGCCATCATCGGCAAAAGTACACCTCTCTGCGCCTGAAATAGAGCCTCTTGATGTGTGCGCCCCTGCATCACTAACTTCATATAAAGTCGTTCCTGCTACACGGTAACCTATATTCTGCATCTCCCACTGACCACGATCAGCGCCACCCACACTACCGAATATACTTTGACCCGGGAATGATTGAGTAGTGAATTCAGATTTACCGCCTGGCATTAACTCAGGATAGAAGTTCTGTGTGTATTGCGAAGACAGGGAATTGTCTCTGTGTTCAGCAGAGGGTCCAGTTATGTTAATGGGTATAGTCTGGAAAGGCATTAGGCTAACTTCATGACAGGTCTAGGGCCGTATCTGCCTTTCCTGTCTTTCTTGTTAGCGCCTTTAATCGCATCAAGGAATAGCTGAAAGTATTTAACCTGGTTCTCGGTATCGTTGCTTATCGTAAAAGCAAAGGAGAGTGCGCCGAATAGGTAAATATTAGGATTGTTGGTTAATACTGAGTTTGTTTGGTTCGAGCTGGACAAAGGTGCAAACTCTGCTAAATACTGAATCTCGACGGTATAATCCTCATCAGGAACCGTATCGAATTCTATTTGACTGGTAACAGTAAAGAACCGGGGGCGCGCTGGTCCGTCGATAGAGGTTAACTGCTCTGGTGTTCTGTATGTGAGAGGCAGGAACCCAGAATCGGTATCAATGCGTATTCGCCGCATCTCAAGAAAGCTATCAGGCAATGCAAGGAACCTACCCGAAGTACTTGCTGTAGCGCGTAACTCGGCACTACGAACATTCAACACTTCATCAGGGTTTTGAAACATTGCTGTTTCTGTCTGCTGAATAAAGGTACCCAGCTTCAAGTCAAGATCATCCCGGTGTGACCAGTCAATGATCTCAAGCTTTAAATTGTCGTAAGTGTCTAATGACATAGCTGCCTCAAAGTAAAAAAGGGCCTGAGCCCCTTGTGTTAGCTAAGCTCGTCTTTAGCGTTATCAGCGTCGATCTCTTCTCGACTGCGCCGCTTACGCTTTGGCGTATCTTCCATTTTCTCCATCCACTTGTCAGAGAATTGAGACTCAGTAGAAACAGCCTTTCCTTTTGCATTCTTTCGTTCCACCAGCTCAAACTCATCGCCAGGATAACGGCGCTTAACACCGTAGAACCCATAGAAGTTTTCAACCAGAGATTCTTTAACTCGAACTAACATAATTACTCCAAAAAGGGGCCGTTAAGCCCCTGTTATTTAAGTGATGTTATAACCATCAGCATAGTCGACTGTTGCATCAATCATACTCATCGGAGTTAACCATGCATCACAGGCTACACTGTCACCAGTACCGACCGTAGTGACACGGATGCCAAGGAACTGCTCAGCCTCAGACAGCGCTATAGGAGGGAGAGGGATAATAACCCGGAATCCCACCACCAATAATGCTGAGTCTTGAGCTGGGCTCGTTGGGGTATGCTCAAATATACGCCTCCCCATAAGCTGCTCAACGCCTGTTGATTGATCCGCAGCGGCAGCAACTTCTACATCAAATGTGTAGTCCTCGTCACCTGTGTCAACTACTGCGTCGGTAGTGATAGCAAACACTACCGCCATGGGCTCGCCGTTACCAATCGCACGATCAAGAGAAAGATCTATGACATTGGTTCCGACGCCGCCACCAGCGGCAAACACTTGCGCGCTTGAAAATTGGTTCTGTGCGTCAATATACATGATATTCCCCTTATGTTGTTACTTCAGCTTCGGACTCTGTCAGCGCGTCTGTAACGCGAACAGGATGACCTAAGAAAGTCGTGGTGTGGATGGTCTTGCCGAATTGATCAAGGCCAGGCTCGATTGTTACCGCTGAATTACTCTTATCCAGTGCCGCGATACGCAGATTGGAAATAACGGTACGGTTAGCGTAGAAGCTCGTATTGACGCCGCTAAGCGTTGGCAGGCGATCAATAGCGCGAGACATCAGCTTAATAATTGCTGTTGATGCTGTAGCTGCCTGTGTGCCTGTTTGTCCGACAAGGTCAGAGATATCAATGTTCGCAATACGTACCGCAAAGCGCCAATCCTTCACAACTAGCCCGGCTTTCCACGAATAATCATCCATGTAGGCGCGGAATCGGTTGTTTGAAGCGTCGAACGCATCACCGAGACCTAAGTCTTCATGCTGCAAACCAGCGCTTGAGCCTTTAGGGAATACGCCGAATACTGAACGTGGACCCCAGCCAACAAACCAGATGGAACTGTTATCTGAGCCTGCACCGCCTGCATCAAGGATGTTTTGGCCGTTTGTCGCGTCAAGATCATTGTACCGATTTGAGAAACCAACGAACTCTTCAGGACTTGCAGCGGAACCATAAAATAGCGTTGATGCCATCTCTTGGCTCATGCCTTCCATATGAGCTATGTTCTCATTGAAACGGTATGAATTGGTATTGCCGTTAAGCATCGCCTCGTCCTTGTCAATCTGAGAGCGAGCGGTAAGAATACCGACCTGTTCAGTGACTTGAGCGGAGGTTGCTTTGCTGTTTGGAGTACCTACGTTAAGCATGCGCCAGGTTGCAGAGGGTAATCCTGTTCGGATTGATGTTTGTTCGCCTGTTGGGAGATTGCCTTCCTTCCAGAGCATTTCGTTTAGCACTTCATTACTTTGATCAAGGATCTCAATAATCTGTGCCGTGTTGCCGTCTGGGTCTACTTCTTTCGCCCAATCCAGCATGGTCTTTAAAGAACCACCAATTGTAGCCATGTGTCACCTCGTTACCGGGCGTCTCACGACGAGCCCGAGGAAAATGATTAACCCTTTGCGTAAAACCTATCGCCTGCGCTCTGGGTGTTATCTGTTTTAGTTGATTTCGATTGTGTTGGTTTAACTAATTTCGGAGCCACCTTAACCCTTTTCGCCTTAGTTGTTTTTAACTTCAACTGTCGATACTTAGCAGCTTCAAGAACGGCAACCATCACTTTGTGATTAGTTACTTGTCCAAATTCGTCTGCTGTGAAACCTACTGACTGCGCATACTCGCTGATTAACTTAAAGTCCTCTTCCCGCTTTGGTGTAGCCTGACCTTTATCGTCTGACCACTCGGGATTTGAACCTACAAACAGTGATTGTTGCTCTGCCAGATGAGCCAAGCTGGCGTCTTCCGCTGCCTTTTGGGCCGCCTCGGTTGCCGTTTTAATCTTCGCTCGCCGGTTTTCTATCGTTTCTTTGGTCTTCTGGTACTCCTCGTAATCTTCTTCACGCAATTCTTCAAGATCAACGCTACCCTCTACCTCATTAAGCAAGGCGGTGAGCGCTGTTGAGTGCTCAACCAAAGCCGAAGCCTTAGCATCAAGATCACCAATTGACTCGGATACTTTCTTAGCTACCTCTGTCTTGACCTTTTCCGCAACACCTTGTGTCTTTTGCGTATAGTCGGACTGCCTTAAATACCCTTGTTCCCACTCCAGAATCTGCTTTTGGGTTATCTCGCGCTCACCAACTTCGTAAACAAGAGATCCCGCATCTTCCTCGGCTTCACTGGTAATAGCCTCCGTCTCTTCAGATTCAACAACAACCGTTTCCTCTGGGTCTTCTACTACAGCAGCGTCTACTTCGGGGGCTTCCACCTTATCCGACTCAACACCGTAAAACTTGTCACTAGGTTCCACTAATGGATTGTCTAGTTCTGACATAAAAACCTCACATCCTGATTACTTTTTTAGCTGCTCTTACTGCCTTTTGCAGCCGTGTAAGCTCTTGTTCAGCGAGCTTGCCTGTCGTAAGTATACTCTCATAATATTTTTTTACACGCTGTAAGCCTTTAATTTCCCTATAAAGTGCTTCTCTTTCGTCTGATTGCTCATGTTTTGTCTTCGAGAACCTGTTAAATAAGTCCATTTCGATAACAATCCACGCTTCTTTGTGGAGATATGAGCTTAATATTAAATCAGCATCAGCCTTACGCTTAACTGCATCGTCTAACTGCTCGCGCTTTTCTTTATCGCTCATACCCTTGACCCCGGTACGTCTAAGCCACTATCGGCTTCAATCTTCGTTAAATCAACGGCTGTCTTATTATCTGACTGCCTTGCATCTTCTCGGAGCTTAGCCATCTCGAGCTTCATTTCTTCTCTGAACTCATTTATATCCTTCACCATATTAGCAGCGTTTAGTTCTTGCTTGGCCTCAGCCTCAATTAACTTGCCCTCTGCTGTGATCTTCGCAGCATCAGCCAGTGGGTTTTGCATCTGCTCAACCATTTGCTGCAACTGCTGTACGGCAGAAGATAACTGTTCATTCTGAGCTTGGAGTAATTCCTCTGGCTTCTCGGGATTGTTAAAGAACTCATCAGTTCTCTGCAATCCGGCACCTTTTACGATTCTATCAAGCGTGTTGTATATGTCAGCCTCATCGGTTAATGCAGAGCCTTGGGCTTTCAATTGTTGCTGGATGGTGTAGATACCTTGCATGGTCTGAAGGAGCTTTTCATTATCACCGGCACCTAAGCCAACATTTGACTTGACGTTATGGGTAAACTTCCACCTTCTCGGATCAACCGTTAAAGGCTTGCCTAATACCATGATCTCTACGGCAGAGTTTTGGAAGTTACTGATAAGCCATGCCATGCCCTCGTATAGCGTCCTGTATCCCGTTTCTGCTATACCCCTTGCCACTAACTCAATCTTAGCTGCGCCTTCATCAGCAACGCCGTCGAACCGTGTGGCAGTCTCTTTACTGAGTGCATCGGCATCAAGGCCTTGTGAAGCCATCAAAGTCCCCGTTGTTTGCGCTCTGGCAAAGTCGAGGTACTGCATCATCTTCAGGGATTCGTTCAATACAGAAGGGATGACAACAGGGAATATGTCTTGCGATGGCACTCCGTCTGTTCTTGCAATCCATCCAGATCGAACGGTTAGCAGGTCATCAACATTGACATTATCATCATTGACCAGTAACCCGGGGTGGTTAACGAGATCAAGGTTGTCGAACGACTGCCGGAGTATTTTAGATTTCTGTAGCTGGTTTGACTTTGTTACTTCAACACGACTGCGCCCTATAGCTGAGTGAGGCATAAGGATTGATGATATAAGCGCATAAGGCACGTGATCAAAGGCGTCGTTGATTATAATAACATCTGCGAACCGGGCTTTTAGTACACGCCTGCGCTCTGCTACTCCATCTTGATCGAAGTCAACCCTTACATATTCGTCGATTAACTCTACGTTCTCTGCGGCCCATTCGTCAGAAGATGAGCCTTCGGTGTCGTCGTCTTGGTCTTTGTGTCGAAGCTGGTTCATCTTGTGTGATTCGACGGTCTTTGAGCCTGCCGTTGGGATGAGGTTAATCTGTTTCTTCGATATACCCATGGACTTTAGCTCGCCACGGGTTTTAATCATTATGTCACCAACCAGGTCAGCCTCATCTTTGCTTGATGCCTGCGTGGTGATAAGGAAGTTCTCGGTAGCAACGCCCTTGTATGTCGCTCGATTGCCGGACTTTACCGTAACCCTAAGCGTGATATCAAAAGTAGGCTCTTCATCTTCATCAACATCGTTTTCTTCCTGCTTGATAATGTCGATTTTCTTTACGTCTTTGCCGTCCTCGTCCTGTGTGGCCTGCTCTATCTCCAGCTCTGTAAGGCCGCCGAGGTTAATCTCTTTCGTTGTCTCAATATCCTC